CGGATAAGGCACGGAAGCGCTCCTACTACGCTCGGCATAACGCCCAGGATCCCAATCCTGACAAAATGTCAGCACGGTACTGGAGCCATCGAGTAAAGTGGATGATCTTAGGTGGTATCATAGGGGCTGATGCATTTGCCCAATGTCTTCACAGCGTTGGAACTATGTTGACGTAAGGTGTTCCACCTGCGCTAAAGAAGCAAAAATAAGAATTGATCAATTTAATCGTCGAGGAAAAACCTGGGAATGCAGATCTTGCGCTCGCAAGGGAAAAAGACTCAGTGTGAAAAATCCTTCCGCTCGCCATGATCCAATTAAAAAAGGAGCATGGAACAGTTATTACAAAGCAAAGAGGAGGTGTGCTTCGGGTCATTATGGTTATTACACAAACGTTGATTTTAGATTTAATTCTTTCGACGAGTTTTATGCAGAATTAGGGCCGCGACCAGAGGGGATGAGCCTAGACCGCATCGATAATCTTGGGCATTATGAGCCGGGCAATGTTCGATGGGCTACTCATCAAGAGCAGTGTAACAACAGGCGTGCCAGGAACTCAGTTCCCCGCTAAGCTGCATGAGCTGATTCCTTCCCAGCATGGCCAAACCCAAATCTTCCGGCTCCATCAAAATCGAATCCAAGCCCAAAAAGACTCGTCAGGGTCAAGGTTTACATTCGTTGCCTAGCCACGGACGTAAAAAAACGCGCGGCCAAGGTAAGTAATTTGTGTATGATTGGGGGTAATTAAGTTACCCCCATGTCTGATTTTTCTGGAGCAATTGAATTAATCAGAAAGTACGAAGGGTATAACGAGAAGGCTTACCCAGATCCAGCCACTGGTGGCGAACCTTACACCATTGGCTATGGAACTCAGTTTTACCCAGACGGATCTCCGGTGCGTCGCGGTCACTTCTGCACAAAACGCAAGGCCCTGGAGTATCTGTACCACGAGTTAGAAGTCCTGGATACTGAACTAAAGAAACTCAACCTGGGACTTGATGGCTTCATGCATCAGGCCCTGCTTTCGTTTATTCACTCCGTTGGTTGGAATTCCTTCCTGTACAGCAATATCATCGACTGTTTAGAGCGAGAAGACTGGCGTGGTGCCAGCCAGGAGATCCCTAAGTGGGTCTTTGATGAAGACCACAAGATGGTTGGTTCCCTTCTTCACAGGCGACAAGAGGAAGTTCTGCTCTTTCTACGTGAAGTCAATGACGACACCTGGGTCTCAACTGACGTTCTATTGACGGCGTTTCGGAACTATTCCGCTGCCCCCCACCAAGTCAAGGCGATCCGCATGCTAGAAGGGTCGATCAACCCCTATACTCTTTCGGAGTTTGCCAACCAATTTAAAATCGATCAAGATCCTTGGAATGACTTCTTTGAGGAAGAGGGTCTCAACGAGATTTTTGACATGGCAGGCATCTGTGACATTTAGTCCTAAAATATTTCTAATTGGAGCACGCGACTAAGAATGGAAGGATCAGTTGAACCCCGTGGATTTGAACTTCCTTTAGAGCTTCAATTCTCTATGCGCAAAGCTGAGCTGCAGGCCCAGGAGATGACCTGGGACCAGCTCTATGCAGCGTTACTCAACCTGTACCACCAGCGTCTTATGGAGTGGTATGCGGTTAAGTCTTTGATGGCAGATGAAAATATCGAAATTGAATTCGATCTGCCTACCGATCTTGAGTTAGCGGAACTCGCCGCCGCTTGTATCTTTAGCGACGACGAGGATGATGACGACGATCTTCAGCCGTTCTGAGCTTCGTCAAACGCAATAAGGCGATCTAAGTACCACTGACCTTTTTTCAGTGACTCGGTACCGCCCTTCATGCGTTCACGCCAGTTGTATTTCATGAGGTTGCCTTTGCAATAACCACGGAATTCTTCCGGAGTCAAGGCAGCTTCAATGGCTTCAATACACTCGATCCCACCACCATCGGTGTAGTGAGGAGGATGGTTCACCTGGTCCTCTTGAACCACAGGTGCTTCTTCCTTGACAGCCCAAGGCACCGGGCATACGCCATCCTTGCATTCAGTCACGGCTGCACCAAAGATTTGAATCGTGTCAGGAGATGCCGCCGTAGTTACCGGCGCAAACCACGTCTTTTCTGCGACAGAATCAGCTCCTCCTCCGGTGCTGTACCCAGATCCAAAACTAAGCTCTTCGGTCGTGGCGAAGAAGTTGGGTACTGCTCCAGTGCTTCCTCCATCGATGGAATATACCCGGTCATTCCAGGCCGTCCCCCCTCGAGAATCAACGGATTCCTTTCTAGTCCCTGCTCGCATAATGTAAGACCACGATTGTATTGGTCATACAATGGTACATCATTTTCTTCGTTGTCGAGATCAGTACCAAATGTTGCCTGATTCAAACAGCGGCACATCACCTCGTCGATGATGCTTTGCCCAAGACCGTCGCGGTAATCAGCAGGGTTATGCATGGAAATATCTCGGCCTAAATTGCCTCGTTTACAATATTAACATGGCAAGATTCTACGACCCACTTCGAGAGAGACCTGACCAGTTGGTTGATACACCAATTGGTTATAAAGGGCGTCTTGAATACGACCCAAGGCAAGATGCTGGTAGCTCCGGAGGCGAGGTTTCTGACATCACTCCAGAGCGTCAATATGATGTCGACTTGCGACGCTTAGGGCAAGACAATGCTGAAACTGCTGCTGCTGCAGATACAGCTAATACGGTTCAGCAAAATAGGGTCTCACGTTTCTTGAAGGCGTCACGTTTAGCCAACAAGTACAAACAGCAAGCAGATACGCAATATCCTGTAATTGGAAACAGCGTTCCCCGTGAGCCAGCCTCAAGGGGCGGCGTAACACTTCCAAGCTTGGGCGATGTGCCAGGTGCAAGGGGTAGCGTTAACTACCCCAACAAGCCTCAACCAAGATCGGGCAAACCCTACAACTGGTTGAATTCTTTCTCCTGATCAGACCTTACTGAAGACAACTTCAGGGGCTTGGTTCTGGTACTTACCCTTGCGGTCTTGGTAGGTCACCTCGCAGGGGTTACCACGGTAGAACAGCAGTTGGGTGACGCCCTCATCGGCATAAATCCGATTGAATAGCCCAGTGCAGTTGCTGATCTCCAAGGTCAGGTAACCCTCCCATCCAGACTCCGCTGGGGTGATGTTGACCAGGATTCCGGAGCGTGCATACGTCGACTTGCCGACAGCAACGACAGTCACGTCACGGGGAAGCTTGAGTCGCTCCCGTGCCACCCCAAGGCAATACCCGTAGGGCGGCAGCAGGAAGTAACGACCCTTCTCATCTTCCAGTAAGTTTGCTGGCACAAGGATGTTTTCCTTGAAATTTTTGGGATCGCATTCACCTTCTGAAATACGGCCAAACACTAAGCATTGCTCAGCGGACAGGCGGATGTCGTAGCCATAGGAGCTTAATCCGTAACTGAGAATACGCTTGCCGTCTTCTTCGCTAACCAGGCGATCCTGGAAAGGAGCAATCATCTCCTCTTCTTCGGCCAGCTTACGAATTTCCCAGTCGCAAAGAATGCTCATAACCCTTCCAAAGCTTTCTCAATATAAGGGATCTAGCAAAGAACGCGGCCCTTTTCGCTATAGATCTCGATGAAACGTTCGGTCGCTTCAGTCACTTGATCTTTTGGCTGCAGATAAACCAAAAAGGACGTACAGGTGTTATGTTTCTTGACCCCTTCGTTGGTGCGTGCAACCAGCGTTGGCACTGTCCTAAGAATGCAAACGGGAAAATCAAAGAGCCGTTGTTCGTAACGAAACATGTCAGGGCAGTTGGAAAAATACAGACCCTGCTCTATCTCATTGTGATACCAGGCTTTGAATAAACGCCTGAACCAAACCGCATGGGACGATGTCAATGTCGGTGAGCATGCCCTGGTCATCTTCCAGCGTTCAGCACTTTTATCCCAGAAGTACGTACCACTTGGTGGAAATAGATAAACCTTGCCATACCATTGCTGGTCATTCAAGCCATCATCAGTTGGCGTGAAAAAATGATCTGCTTTTACGTAGTCATTTGCAAAGGTAGAGCTAGCGACATCCAGGTCGATATTACCCATCAAGGCATGGGCCGAAGCTGAAAGATCTCCATTGGTAATTAATTCGAGATCTTCACGCCGGAAGCCGCTGCGGGTAATTGCCATTATTGATTGCTCTGTTTGTTGTAGTCAATTTCAAAATAGCGGATCCCCTCATCATCATTGATGACATAACCAGCTTTTGCCAGGGGGTCAATCTTTTGTGCTGCACTCAAGATGCGCCGGAAGCTTTCCGCAAGATCACCGTTGTTATCCCGTTCGCACTCTTCTTGTGCAGAGTGAATCTCCTTGAGAGTCCAGAAGAACATAGAACGTTCCTTGTTCTTTGGCTGAAAGACCATCACCCCTGGACCCTCAGCATCCCAGAGTTTGCAATAGTGTTCACCCATATCTCCCAAGATTACTTTGAGAGTTGCATCCAAGAAACGCACTTTGGACTCGTCCATTTCAGGACCGATTGCTTGTGCGATTAATTTTTCACGGCGATTCATTGAAGATTAACCCTTGCTTTTGTAAAACCTCTTGCATCTTGGGCAGAGGCTTATAGATGACAACTAGCTTACCAAGAATGCCGCGTTTTTTCAGCAGTTTGCCACTGTCGTCACGAAGTTTGTCAAACTCACCAGAGCGGATCAGGTATTCAGCCACACACCGAAGCCGTCGTTTAAGCGTCAGTTCTGCTGCTGGGAATTTACTACAGATGGTATCGGGCACCATATCGCTGAACGCAATGCGCAGACGATTGGCCAACGTCATGTTGGAGTTGATATCCTCTTCTTCATAATCCTTGATGACCTTGAGGTAACGCCTGAGGCAACCGTCATCAAAAGATCCCTCAGGTGGCATGAATGATTCCACCTGAAGAGCCAAAGAAACAGGAAGCAACTCCTGATAATTCTCAATTGTTACGTCTTGGATCAAGAACGATTCAAACCGATGGGCTAGTGGTATCAGTTTCTTCTGCATCGGTTTCTGTTTCTAAGGACTTTAAATAGGTGTCAATGGAATGCGGATTGTGCCGATAGCTGGTGTTTGCTTTTTCGACGTAATCAACCATCCGGCATTCAGGATTTTTGGAGAAGGAGCGCACCAGGTGATTCCAGGGAACGCGAATTTGCGTTTTGGTGCGGGAATTCGGGTTGACGTTGACGTAATGCACTCCCTCCGTCCATCCCTTGTCGGCATGTTTTTTGCCAATGGCAATCCAATTTCTGATGGTTTGATCAGACACGGACAGCCGCCTGGCACACTCTTCTGTTGAAATGTATTCGTCTGCATACACTTCGGGGTTGGTGGAGACACGGTCAGTGGCGCCTTCCTGCAAAGCCCAAAAGCTTGCAAGAATATTACGAATTCCCTTTAATTCGTACGCAACATCTTCCAAGCCCTTGCGAATTCCGTAAGCCATACCTCAATAGTTTTGGCTGAATGCTAATGTATTTGAACAAGACTTGCTATGTAATGGACGAACAACTGCAGGCAAATCCTCAGCCTGAGCCTCAGGGGTTGCCGAGGCTTTCCGCTGAACAGGTTGAGATGCTTAAGCAGATCGCCAGGGATCGAGCTATTGCCCAGGCATCCTTGGAGCAACAAAACCAAACGGTGCGAATTGCGGCTCCTCCACCGTCTATCCAGCCTCCACAACCCCAGTTTCAGCCGGAGATCATTTATCTGCGACGTAACCTGACAGTTGCCGAACTTCTGTTGGTTGTCCTCTTGGCTTGCGGCTTGGTAACTGGCGTCCAAGCTTTGTGGAACTTTGGGTCGCGCATCTTACCTCAAGTGGAAATTAGAGTCAAATAAAATACGGAAAACCTAAACTATAATTTTAGTTATAAGGTTTGCGAGTGTATAGGTGGCCAATAGGCGGATCTCAGATTTACCTGCAATCAGTTCGGTCGACATTGCAGATGCCGACCTATCTACTATTGTCCACGTTTCAGAGGTTGATCCTGGGTTAAAAAATAAGAAATTTACTGTCCAAGAACACAAGGCGTATCTTAATAATTACTATCTGCAGTTAACGGGCGGCACAATTGCTACCCTAACGGTAACCAATAATTTAAACGTATCTGGCAATACAAACATCCGTGGAAACCTGGATGTTTTAGGTACAGGTACCTTTGGCGTACTTTCGCTCAATAACCTGGTTGCCACTGGCACTATTAGTGGTAATACCATTACCGGCCAGAGCATCCAGGGTGTCAACATCAATGGAAACAATGGATATTTCACCAATCTTCAATACATAAATGCCGTTGGCACCACCCTTGAAGGCTCGTTAATCAGCGGCGCAGTTGTCACTGGTAATGTCATTCGCGGTAGCGGCATAACCGGCCAGGTGATTTCTGGCAACACAATTAATTCAATCAATTTAAATACTGAAACAATCACTGGTGTTAGCGGAGTTTTTACAACCCGCCTTTCCGGTGCAACTATTACTGGTAATACTGCTTTATTCAGTAACACAACTGGTGTTTCCGGTACGTTCACGACTCGTCTGTCCGGTGCAACGATCACCGGCGACACTGCTTTATTCAGTAATACAACTGGTATTTCTGGTGTATTTACCAGTAATTTATCCGGTGCTGTTATTACCGGTGTCACTGGTTTATTTACACGCCTTACAGCTGGAACCGGTCAATTTACTTACGCTTCTGGTGTAACGGTTACAGGGACCACTGGTTTATTCAGCGGCATTACCGCGAACTACGTCACTGGGACTATTGCCGTTTCCGGTGCAACTGTTACAGGCTTAACGGGTTCTTTTGGTAATGCCACCATTAATAGTGGTGTCTTTACATCGTTACTTTCTGGTTCCGTTATTACTGGTGACACCGCACGTTTTACCGCGTTAACTGGGATTTCCGGCACCTTTACCAGCAGCGTTTCCGGTCAAACCATTACAGGTGTGACGGGTTTATTCACAACTATTACAGCTTCGACAGGTACCTTTACCGATCAAATCAATGTTAGTACCATTGCAACCACTGGTAATTTATCTGCTAGTGGCAGCCTATTTATTGGAACTAGCGGTTTAATTTCAA